CTACCGCCGCCGTTATCCGTGCCATAATGCATGGAGGTGTCATGGCTGTGGCTCGGCATTTCGTTGATGGTCAGCGTATGAGTATCCTCGCCGCCTGTAGAGCCGGCTGGAAACTTCTGCGACTGTGCTAACAGGAATACACCATTGAGCGCTTGCCATGTGCCACCGAGGAATGTTGCGGGGTCAGTTGGCTTGGTGCTTTGGTAAATCGCACCTACTGGAAACATTGCGTCCAGCAGGTCAAAGTTCTTGGCGAGGTCCTTAATAGTCTGAGTAACATCATCTGTTACGTCTGGCTTAGTAAGTCCCAGCCTTGCTGTTTTAGTACTCATTAAATGTCCTTCCACTCGAACTTGAGTGATACATCATTGCCTGGATGATTCTCGTTGTCTCCAACGTACATGTTGTTTTGCCATGTGCCGCGAACGCTCTCCCACGTCTTGCCTGCGTAAGCTTGCCATTTAAGGCTCTTGAGCCTGTTCTGTCCTGCTCTGGAAAGGTAGCTGAGTGTGAGTCCGTCAAATCGATTCCACTTATCGCCGGTGTAATCACGCCACAAGGCCGTGCCGTAGTCAGGCGTAGTATTTACCGTGATTGTGTTCTTGCCATTATGGAGACGCGCAGCATCGCTCGACCATACGCCTTGGCTTAAGAAGAAGCTCGTACCATTGATGTTTACGATTGCGTTCGCCTGCGTGGTAATAACCGCCAAAGCGTCATGCGCAGGACCGTCAACAACGTACGACTTGCCAAGCTCGCCATTAAGCAAGTACTCGACAATGCCTTTGCTCTTGTAAGGCTCACAAACAACCTTTACTTTGAGCGCCATGCCTTGCATGAACATCTTCTGAGTGTCAACCTCGAAGCGGCCGTGGTAGGTGTAACCCTCATCCCAGGACAGCTTGAAGTCGTACGCTCTGCCATGTAAGAAGTTGCGCAGCTTAGTAAGAGATTGCTCAATTTCTGTCCAATCAAGAGCGGCATTTGGATAGCAGGTAAACTCGATTGTTCGCTTACCAAAGAGTGGACGGTGTGCAAACCATTCAGAGAGGTCTAGAACACCATCAGCTCCAGGAATAGTGACTTGCATAGTCTTTGGCGCAGGCGGCGTATCAACGTAGTCTGTCATGATCATGTTGAATGTCTCGCAAAGCGGTGTGCCATCTACATATATCTCGAGGTTCATCGACTTGCCACCACCTTATATGCACCCAGGTTAGCGTCAACGTAAGGAGATACGACACCACCAACAAGCCTGGCATCCATGTAAAGCTTCATATTCTTAAGGTCCTCACGCATGTTCCTAATCTCAGCAACAACAGCGCTCTCATGGTTAGACTCGTTCATTGCGTCAACCATGTAACCTTTGATGTTGTCGATTGGAAGAATTGCTTCTGGACCAGCTTCACCGCCAACCATTGGGCGTGTGCCATTCATTCCAAACATCGTTGGCTTAGTCAGAATGCCGCCCTCTGCGTACCATTCAATACTGAAATGTGGAACGGAAGGTGGAGCAATCGAAAAAGAGCCAGAGATTTTGATGACTGGCACCTTGATGTGTGGCAGCTGAATTACAAGACCAGCAAAGAAGCTCTTAATCCTGCCTGGAATGCCAGAAATAAAGCTAACCATGTTATTGAAGTTGCTCTTGATACCGTCACCAATCGAATAGCAGAAGTTCTTCCATGCAAGGAATGCGGCTGTTCCAAGTGACAACGCAGCTGCAATACCGCTCATACCATTGTGTACAACGGTTGCTAGTCCCTCAATAACGGGTCTAAGGCCGCCGCAAATCTCGCGAACCGTAACGCCAAAGCTAGCTGCGTCACTACCAGCATTGGACATATCGTCGCCCATGTTCTTAAAGAGAGGGGTAACAGACTGGATACAAGCTGTGAGGTCCTTTGCAATCTGGTCGATAAGTGGCTGTAAAGCGTAGAAGATACCATTCACGGTATCAATCAAAAAGCTGAGAACGCCATTCAAGCCTTCCATTGCGCCACGGACAAGTGGCAGCACGCTAACGCCAAGCTCCATGAGCGGTTCAATAAATGGAGTAAGCACGTTCAAAATGTTCGAGAGCAAGTCCATAAAGAACTCTAGAGCCAGTGATACCTGCTCCATGTTGGCCTTGAAGATGCCATTGACTTCATCAAGAGCATTCGTGTTCTCAATAATGTTGTTGAACGAATCGCCAATGCCCTTAGCAAAGTCTTCAATTGAGCCTATAAGCCCCTCAAGAGAATCGGCAACACCATAGACATCAAAGCCTGTTGTATCGATAAAATCACCGATAGCAACATGGTTGTCAGACAAGAAAGACTCAATAGATCCTGTCAACTTCTCTGCAACACTTGCTCCAAGGTCTTTAAGGTCTGTTGCCTTTGCTGCGCTCGTAAATGATGAGAACATACCAGACGCAATTGACTTAA